TTGAAATTTTGGAAGGGCGGGCGAATGGCTAAGGAATCGATTTCCTATGACAAAGCGGAATTGCGCGCCATTCTCAAATCTTTCAAAGCAATGGACGAAGAAGCGACGAAGCAAGCAAAACAAACCACTTCGGAATTGGCTGCGTACGTTCGCGGCAAAATTGTTGACGCTGCTGGTCGAACAAATAACAGATTAGACGACCGTGTTGCAGCGGGTTCAAAAGTTTCAAAGTCATCAAAAATTGGCGAAATTTCATTTGGTTTTGCTGCACAAAAATTAAGCGGCGGCGGTACAACGCAACAATTATGGGGCGGCGCAGAATTTGGTTCAAACCGCTGGAAACAATTTCCAGTCTGGTCAGGTCGTGAAGGTCGAGGGTCACGCGGTTGGTTTATCTATCCAACCCTACGCAGCGCACAACCTGAAATCATCAAAAAATGGGAAGAAGCATTTTCCAAAATTGTGAAGGAGTATGACTAATGGCGGGCAGTCGTACCCTTAAACTTTCCATTCTTGGAGACGTTGACAACTTAAACAAATCGCTAAAAACTGCAAGCGGCGACGTTGATTCATTTGGCGACAAAATTGGCAAGGCTGGTGCAAAAATTGGCAAGGCGTTTGCCGCTGCTGCTGCCGCTGCTGGTGCTGCCGCAATCGCAATTGGTATCGAAGGCGTTAAGGCTGCCATTGCAGACGAAAAGGCACAAACACAATTGGCGTTGGCGTTGGAAAACGCAACGGGTGCAACCCAAGCACAAATCAAAGCAACCGAAGATTCAATTCTCCAAATGTCACTTGCCACGGGTGTTGCTGACGACGAATTGCGTCCAGCATTGGGTCGCCTGGTTAGATCGACGGGCGACATTACAAAAGCCCAAGATTTACTTGCAACCGCGTTAGACATTAGTGCGGCGACGGGTAAGCCTGTCGAAGCAGTAGCAAACGCATTGGGCAAGGCTTATGACGGCAACACTGCGTCGTTGGGCAAACTAGGCATTGGTTTATCGGCTGCCGAATTAAAAACAATGAGTTTCACACAGGTGCAAGGTCGCCTGACGGACTTGTTTGGTGGTGCAGCAGCGCGAAATGCTGACACCTACGCGGGTCAAATCGCACGCGTTCAGGTCGCCTTCGACGAAGCAAAAGAAACCGTCGGTGTTGCATTGCTTCCAATCCTTGACAAATTATTGCAATTCATCAACCAAAACGCATTGCCAGCAATCAACGCATTTTCAAGCGCGTTCAGCCTGACAAAAGGCGACGGTTTTGGCAATGTAATCACACAGGTTGCAAAAGTTATCAAAGACATTGCGACCCCAGTGCTGGAAGCCTGGCAAGTACTTTTTGAAAAATTGAAAAAAGTCATTGTTGACAACAAAGAAAATTTCATGGCGTTTTGGGACGTTATCAAATTTGTTGCACCATTGATCGGAAAAGCAATTGGTGCAGCGGTGACCGTTGTTGGTGACATTGCGGAATTGGTTTTGGCAATCATTGCAAAAGTATTGGGTGCAATAAAGCCTTTGATAAATTTTGCCATTGACGGTATTAACCTGATTATCAAGGGTTACAACGCAATACAGTTTGGAAAAGATGTTTCACTCATTCCAAAAATTGGTGCTACCCCAGCAACGTCAGGCGGGTCAGGTTTTAGTGGAACAATGCCCGGGGGTACAAGTTTTACAACAACGGGTGGGACATCAACTAAGTCAAGCGGCACGGGCGTGGCAACTGCTTCAAAGGTTGCCGCGTCGACTTCGGCTGCTGCGTCAAAAGTCGTTTCATCAAGTTTCAATGCTGGTTCATTTCGTGCGGCTGAATCCGCTTCATCAGGTACAACAATTAATCTGAATGTTTCGGGCGCTTTGGACAAAGAAGGCACCGCGCGCACAATCGTTGAAACCTTAAACAATTCATTCTACCGCGGGACGGGCGGCGCAACCGCCTTCGTAACAGCATGACGCAGTGGTCACCCGTTTGGAAAGTCGAAATTGACGGCATTGAATACACCAATGCAATTTTGGCAAACTTAACTATTCAAAGCGGTCGAACAAACATTTATGAACAGGCGCAGGCGGGTTATACAAACATTCAATTGATCGACCTTGACCAAACAACTATTCCCGTTGCAATCAATTCGACAATTTCAATTCAGATCAAAGACACCACAAACACATACGTGCCACTATTCGGCGGCAGCGTGGTTGACATTGCGTTGGAAGTGCGCGACGTGGGCACGACCATGTTCACGCAGACTTATTCGATCACCGCATTGGGTGCATTGGCACGCTTGCCAAAAGCCTTGACCAATGGCGTGCTTTCAAAGGATTTTGACGGCGATCAAATTTGGACAATTCTGTCAGACCTTTTGCTTAATACTTGGGCTGAAGTTCCAGCGGCATTGAGTTGGGCAACATACGATCCAACAACAACCTGGTCAACGGCTGAAAACGTAGGTTTGGGCACAATCGACCGCCCAGGCGATTACGAACTGGCAGCGCGTTCAAGTAGTCGAACCGACGTTTATTCATTGGTTTCAGCCCTGGCAACGTCGGGTCTTGGATACATTTATGAGGACGGCTACGGGCGGATTTCATATGCCAGCGCATTACACCGTAGCCTATATTTGCAGGCAAACGGATACGTCCAAATAACGGCAAACCAGGCACGCGCGGCGGGCTTGCGTACCGAAACCCGTGCAGGCGACGTTCGCAACAATTTGACGATCAAATACGGCGCAACCAGCAGCGCCGAACAATCTGCTAGCGACGCAATTTCAATCAATACTTACGGCACACTTTCCCAAATCATTACAACGACCCTTCACAATGCAGCCGACGCGACTGCCCAGGCAAACTTTTATTTGGCACTGCGTAAAGACCCGCAGCCGATCTTCCGCGAAATTACCTATGACCTGACAAACCCTGAAGTCGACGACGCTGACCGCGACGCATTGATCGAACTATTCATGGGAATGCCTATTGCGGTCAACGACCTACCTAGCAACATGGGGTCAATCTTCCAGGGCTTCGTCGAAGGCTGGACGTTCCGTGCGGGCTATAACACCCTTTCGGTTTCGGTAAATCTTTCGCCCGTTGCCTATTCATTGCAGGCGCTTGAATGGCGCGAAATTGCAAACACTTTCACGTGGTCAAGCGTGTCGCCGACACTTGACTGGGCACGTGCAACAATTATCACCTAAGAAGGAGAAGACATGGCAAACCCAACCACGAATTTCAACTGGCAAATGCCAACGTCGACGGATTTGGTCACCGACCTGCCCGCCGATTTTGAAACATTTGGACAAGCCGTTGACACCTCACTGGCAGAATTAAAAGGTGGAACAACAGGTCAAGTTTTATCAAAAACAAGCAATACCGACATGGACTTCACATGGGTCACAACTGACGACGCAAACGCAATCCAAAATTCAATTGTTGACGCAAAAGGTGACATTGTTGCGGCAAGTGCAAACGACACACCAGCGCGCTTAGCAGTCGGCAACAACGGCGAGACACTCGTAGCAGATAGTTCCACTTCAACAGGCTTGCGCTGGAATACAAAGCCGTCAGGCAATAAAATCCTGAACTCAGATTTTTCAATTTGGCAGCGTGGGACTTCTTTTTCATCTATTGCCGCAAATGCTTATGGACCTGACCGCTGGACTTTTGGCGTGGTTGGTGATGTTGTTAATGTTACACGCCAAGCATTTACAGTTGGAGATTTAACGGCTATCGGTTACGGAAGCGGAAAATACTTTTGCCGTATGGAAGTTGTATCGTCTAATGGTTCAGCCCGTATGTTGCAAAAAATTGAAAATGTTGAAACCTTAGCAAATCAAGCAGTCACAGTTTCTTTTTGGGCTAAAGCAAGTGCAACGACTAGCCTAGACGTTTATTTCCAGCAGTATTTTGGTACAGGTGGAAGCGCGACAGTTACTTCAACAGTTGAAGCCGTAACATTGACAACATCTTGGCAGCGTTTTACTAAAACAATCACTCTTGCTTCAATAGCAGGTAAAACTATCGGTGCAGATAATTATTTAAGCGTAGAGTTGCGCGAGACTACTGCTTCGACAAATGTCAGTTTTGATTTTTTTGGCGTACAGGTTGAAGCGGGCAGCGTTGCTAGTGCTTTTCAAACTGCTACTGGAACAATCCAAGGAGAATTAGCCGCTTGTCAGAGGTATTACTACCAAAATGCTTTAGGCAATAATTTCTTCACTACTGGAGCAGTTTATTCAGGCACATCCGCAAGATACACATTACCTAATCCAGTCCAATTACGCACGACACCCACAGGATTAGTTACTCAAAATCTTACTGTTTCAATTCCGCGAACAGGTGGCACAGTAAATACTGGAACTTGGGCAATTACCTACGCAACTCCAACAACTACGACTGTGACTTACACACACGGCACCTCAGTCTTAACCGCTGGAGATGTTGCAGAAGCATACGGAAATAACGCTAATTCTTACATTGGATGGAGTGCTGAACTATGATAACTTTTGAGATTGAAACACTTGAAGGCGTTATTGAGTATGTCTTAATTGAACGCGAAGATGGCTCACAATTGACAATGCCTAAATCTGTCTATGACCAAGAGCAAGCGGAACAATCCACACCAATTGTGACGGCTGATGAGTAACTATCCGCAGGGCACAAATGCCCGACTGATCGAGGTTGCAGCTGCTGAGGTTGGAACAATTGAGGAAGGCGACAACCTTACAAAATACGGCAAATTTACAAAGGCAGACGGTTTGCCGTGGTGCGGTTCATTTGTCAATTGGTGTGCAAACGAAGCTGGTGTCAAAATTCACAGCGTTGTTGGCACAGCTGTTGGCGCACATAAATTTAAGGAAATGCAACGTTGGTCATCAATGCCTCAGCTTGGCTATTTGGCTTTCATGGACTTTCCACATGACGGCGTAGATCGCATTTCACACATTGGCATTGTTGTTGGACTTATTGATACAAAGACATGTTTGACCATTGAAGGCAATACGTCTGGGACAGGCGATCAACGCAATGGTGGCATGGTCATGGTCAAGGTCAGATCGTACGGAGAAGGCAAGGAAATCGTCGGTTTTGGCATACCTAAATTTGTGCCATACAAGGGCGAATTTCCAAAGGTAGATGCACCAGCTGCAAAAGCAGTTGCAGTCAAAAAGGAGAGCAAAAAATGGAACAAGCAAAAGCCGTAGCAGCCTCATGGGCACGCTCATTTCTGGCAGCTGCACTTGCCCTATACATGGCAGGTGTGACTGACCCAAAGACATTGGCAATGGCAGGTGCAGCAGCTGTTGCGCCAGTGATCTTGCGCTGGCTTAATCCAAATGACAAAAGTTTTGGCAACTTGGGGAAGTAGCCAGAAACTTGCGGCGGCAGGGTTGGTTTGGGCACTTGCACTAATCCTGTCCGCTTGCGGGTATCAA